GCCTAATGCGTTGCCATTTGTATAAAGAGTGGCAAAACTCTTCTTATCAAGCGCGGGGGCTATTGTTAAATAGCCCCCGTGCTGATAAGTTGCGCCCCAGAGTTAGTTAGTACTCTGGTCAGGCTGTAGCTCCACCGAGCTGAGCAGCCTTTGCGCCGCGACCCCGACCCCGTCCAGCTGGACGCGAGCCGCGCGTATCCTTCGCGCCAGGACCTCGAGCTGGTCCACGTGCTTCTCCTCCACCGGATTTCGCCGGAGTTCGCTTAGCACCATTGCTAGTGCCTTGCTTAATTCCTCCGCGAGCTCCTTGCACTTGCGCGCGTTGTTTTCCAACATTCTCCCCTTTCTTCGTAACTACCGTGGGTGTAGTTTTAGCTGTCGTGTCGACAGGTGTGTCCATTGGACCTGGTAATGTAGGCCCCGTCACAATCTCCCCACCGATAACAACATCGATCTTATGATCTTTACGATCGATTTGAAGTACCGGTAGGTCGGATACGTCACCAACAAATGCGTCTAGTTCATTGCAGTGATCCTGCAACTCGCCAGCGCTGACTCCAATATCTGCCGCAACATAATCCCAGGCGGCTGCGCATTGCTCCTGCGGCCACGGTTCAGTGAGGCTTTCAGAGCTACGCACCCAATAGGGTAGGTCTTGGCATTTATCGACCCCGCTGCGCTCCTTGAAGGCTGCAGCGAGGTTTCGTCGGTACGCTCGACACCAATGGGATATGAGTGGAGTTTTCCCATCGGTCACAAGATACGCACCAGTCCTGACATAACCCACCTGCTCTATGGCTAGGGCACGGTCAGTAGTGGTGTGTAATTTGGTCAAGGAGCGCCTTGGTGATTGTATCGAGGCGGGGGTGGTCCACGGATCAAGAAAGACCCGAGAGAGAATCGCAATAGGCTCGCCGCGATTTGCTACTCGTTCAATTTTGTAGCAGAGCCCTAAATCCGCAGTGGTTTTGGTAACGCATGACGTGGAAACTGTTCCTGGTCTCACTCCGTCATCGCCGGCGACAAGTCCAATCCTGGACCAAGCCACGTCGCGGTCTTCACCGGCAGCGCGTTCCATACAGAATGACGCAAAGGCATTTATCATCGAGTTCCCATCTGTTGTTAATGGCGAACCCGACGCCCGCGTGTACTCCGTAGAGTACCGCTGGGTAGCATTACGTGCAGCACAGTTATGCTCAGCTTCGATCAACCGGCGAAGGTCAGCCGAATAAGCACGAGAGATCCATCTCAAGTATGCGGCCAGTTCAACGTAGACACGCACGAAGCGCGTCAAGGAACCGTCAAACCTATTGGCATCTGTCTCGATCAGGGTCTCGTGTTGCTGAGCCATTGCCTGCATCCTCTCCGCTATTGCAGCAGGAGTTAAGCAGGGAATGTACCAATTCGTCCTCTTCAATACCTGGTCCTTAAAGGCGTACGTGAAGGTCGACAAATTCAATACGTGGGGTGTAGGACATGTTGAGATGTTCCGTGGGTTGTTGCCAACCTCGTAGGCTTCCTTCTTTTGGAAAGCCATAATGAACATGTTCTGTACCTCCGTATCGAACTCGTGCTTCTCCGTTCGCGCTCTTTGAAGCGGTTTGTCTTGCTTCTCTGCAACTTCGTGCAGTGACCAGGGCACACCGATATGGGCCACGTCATCAGGGACGAGTAAACGTATGAATTCTTTGGCCCAACGGTAATGCTTGGGTGTTATATTAAGAGTCGACTTGGATTTGACCTGCGGTGCGGTAATTCGACCTTCGAGGCATGAGATGTCATTGTTTTCACTTAGTACGGGAAATATCGCCGACTGTGACACTGGACAGCGCGCATATTCGCGCGCGTATTCCTTTGTCACAGCATAGGGATTATCCCGAGCTCCGTGAAAAGCCTCAAAGTGAGGTGCCAACTGGCCGGGTTGATGAACTTCGGCGGGTATAGCACCACCAGCAACCTGCAGGTATGCGTGCAACGTAATAGCTTGCTGTGCTGAGATCCCCTTGGCTCTACGCACTGTGTCCGACAACAAATTCGCCTTCGTCATGGTATGAGCATGGACAGACGACTCAAAATCTGCAAGTGGAAGCACTGCACACCCAAGTTGTTCAGGGTAGCCAACACTAACCACGGGTCCTTCAGCTTTGATAAAATTAAGCTTCAGGAACCCAGTGGCTGCGTCGAAGTACTTCATGCGTTTGAGTCGAGTGCCCATACCATCTGTGACGATGCCTGGGCCCACACGTGCGAATGGCACGATCGATATTATTGATCGGTGTGGACTCAGGGAATGCTTGTCGACATGTGCGACGACTGCACCTGGTACAGCCGTCAGACCTAAGAGATGACACAGGTTACTCACCACGTATTGCTTGATAGTGTTACAATACTGCGGCACGTAAACTGTGTCTTGGTTATAGTCCCAAATTTGATGGCATACGTCTTTACCGCCAGTTACTCGGTAATGGACGTGGTCGCGCGCGTCGATGGTAAAGAAACCGTTCTTGACGGTTCCTGATACTGCCTCCGGATGGAAACTGTAGAGTAGTATCGGACGGCCCAAAGATATGAGCTGGGGCATGTCGACATAATAGTCAACGTCAGTCATCACAATAACAGCAGTATCTCCAACAGTATCCCAACGAGGGGACTGTTGCAGATCTGCCAATGTGTAATAACTGCGGCGTGCTAATTCGCCTGCCTCACGCATTGAAGGCGACCAGAAAAACGGGTCTAAACCAACTGCAATTACAGCAGCCTGCATCATTTCCGTGGCTGCATTCCTTTCGGAAGCTGCCTCACCATGCGAATGGGACTTAGGAACATTACTAGGGATAATAGTAATGCTGCCTTGTAGTCCCCTGCGCACTTCGTGGTTAAGATGACTGATATTCAGTGCCATCCAGCGGTCCCGGATTCGGGTCTGCAACGCACGAAGTGGTTGGAAATGTAGATGTTCTCCTCTTCTCCCTGTCCGGCGGTAAAGCATGTAAGCCACCGCCGTACCTCCTACAACTGCTAGGATAAAACGACTGGGAACGAATCGAAGCATGTCTAAAATAACGACGAATTACGTCTAGCTCTAAACCCCGGCCCAAAACCTTGCTTATCATTGATGATGACCCCAGCGCCCTGCGCCTGGTGGAGCGCATGGCCCAGGGCAGCGGTCATACTTACCAGATTTTCCGCGCCTATGACGGAAACGAGGCTCTGGC